TTTGCGGCAGAGACATAACCTGTCACTGTCAAACCTACCAAGTCCACACCCAAAGATGCGCCAATGACCATGTCACCCAAAGCTACGCCAGGGATTGTGATGTCGTCAGTTTCGCCAGCGCCATCGACTAATGAACCAGCGTCCAAGGTAGCACGAACTACCCATGTATCGCTGAAAAGTCCACGGAACTGGTCGTTACCACGCCTTACTGTTACTGCTGATGCGGTTGCCATAATAATTCTCCTAATTAAGTTAAAAAAGTCCCCCCACCACTAGGATGAGGGGCGCAACTGCAATTAGGCTGGAACTGCCAAAGCAAAGGCGGCTGAAGCGTTAGAAGCAGAGCTTGTAGCGCTTGTACGCAGAGCCTTCACGCCATACAGAGTGTCAGCAGTAAACAATGTACCAAGGTACTCTTGCTTGTACTGAGTCTGTGAACGGATGCCCAACTGCTCAACCAACACCATCGCATCACGATGACCCATCAAGCAGATACGATCAGCACCAGAGTTACCAGCGCCAGTATCAGCATTAGAGGTAGCGAAAACAGCCATTCCGTAGAGCTGACCAATTTCACCATTGCGGATTGCATCGCCATTGCCGACAAATGCTTGCTCAGTGTAACGAGCCAAACCCATCAGCGTGTTACGGCTTGAAGGTGGGATCAGGAAGAAACGACCATCCATAGGAATGTCGTTGTCGTCCAAACGCTGAATGGTGCGACGAATAGCAGCATCAGTCAAAGCGGCAGCGTTAGAAGATGTGCTGTTGTAAGCAGTAGTACCATCAGAACCAACAAAGGCTTTGGTAGTAGTGTTGCTAGTAGCATAGTCATCAGTACCAACTGTAGCGCCATTGAAAGCACGACCCAAACGAACCAGATCGGTGTCGATACGACGAGCCAAAGCATAACCAGCGTCTTCTGTGTAGAAAGAACGCAGTGATGTCAGGGCTTGCACTTCAACGATGTCTTCGATCAAGCGTGAGTACTCATAGTGTTGGTTGATCAACACTTGAATGTTGGTTTCGCTGTTAGCGATCAAAGTCACAGCATCAGTAGCGGCCTTCAAAGAGGCAGAACCACGAGCAGGGCTAGGAATGTTAACAGTGTCACCCTTTTTGCCTTTGAAAGACATCTTCTTGACCAAATTGGCCAAAACGAGGTTCTTTTTATAGGCGGCAACAATTTCATCACTCCAAATCTCTGGAATAAATGCGGCTGCGGAGGTAGTGGTTACACTATTTGTTGGGGAAAATGCGGTATTAGCCATGATTAAATTTCCTAAGTTAAATTATCGAACACGACCTTCAGAGTACGCTTGCATGATTTCATCACTCAAGGTTTCATATCTCTGTGGGTCAGTCATCTTGAGACGAATGAGGTCACTCCTTCGATAGACTCTCTTTGAACTCTCTCCAGAGCCACCTACATCAACTTGTGCGGCTTTCATGCTCTTTGTCCTCTGTGCGTTACCCGCTTGTTCAGACTCTTTAGCTTTAATACCACGCAATTGTTTAAAGGTAGACAACAATTCATTAGCCGAATCATAGTCAAAGTCACCATCAGCCTTTGCATAAAGTCCCAAGCGTACAGGTGAAGATTTCACCCAATTTTGGAACTCGGAATCATTGACTACTTGGGAGTAATCAGGGTGATCCTGCGCTAACTTCTGCTGAATCTGCATCCTTTTGAACTCTTGACCAGCTTGTCTAGCCGCAAGTACATCAGGATGTCTATCAATCGTATTCTGAACTGCTTTCTGAGGGTTCTCAAAAAAATCAACTTCAGGTTCTTCCTCAACTTGCTGTTGTTTTGATCCGAGGTTCTGCTTGAGCAACTCATCAGCCAATTTACGGACTTCGCCAACCTCTTGGGCTTGCTTACCAATGAGCTTTTCAGCCTCTTGGTGCATCCGTACTATCTCTTCTAGACTTTTTGCCCTGTATTTCTCAGGAAGTTCAGTTTTAGACTCTTCTACTTCGAGTTCGCCTAGCGGCTCTTTTTCATCATCAATCAGCATATTTTTGTTCCTGCCAAAATGGTTGTAGGATAATCAACTCGGCTTTACGCTTATGAGTTGGCTTTGCGCTCTGCCTTTAACTTATCAATGTGTTTAGCCTCAAACCGCCCATAAGAGGACGGGAAGTGACCAGACCAACCTTCTAAGTTAAAGTTAGGTGCGCTTACGATACGATGGGCTACCCCACCGCATCCACACTGAATACTGGAGACCTCATAAATCACCAGAGCCTCAGTGCGCTGCCCGCATTCGCAAGCAAATTCAAACATTCTTCTCATTTAAGTCCTCGTATGCTCTTTCACTAACCCATTTCAGGGTTTGTAGCCAAACTAGCATAGAAATCTCACCTTTGCGAAATTGTAGACTTTTTTCGTCAGAAATGGTAGAGACATTATTCATAGATTCAAGCATTTTGTCTACATCTTGCATTAAATCTATCCACCCCTGCTGTGAAAACATATCAAAGCGATCGGAGTAGTACTTTTCAAGTTCTGGACTCATTTTGGCTCTACATCAGTAACTACTTCTAGGGATTCTTTAAGCATCTTAAAGAAGGCGTCCCTGCCTACCTGCAATTGGTCAATAGAAAACCTAGCAGAACCTAGTTTTCGGTCTAAATCTGCCACATGGTTGACTAGAGTTTGTTGCTCTTGTGTCATTTGCTCAAATTGATATTCAATTCCATCGATAGTCACAGGCGTTTTCGTGTTTGCCATGATTTTCCTTTAATGTGCCATCAAGATCGAGTGATGGCTTCTCGTTTTACCAAGGCAGACCAGACTGTTGAACAGGATTCTTCTGTGCATCAATTTGGCTTTGCAAAGAGGCTTCTACAGTATCTTTACCCAAAGATGTTTGAACCCAACCAACAACCATTTCTTGAGTTAAGTCGTCATAAGGAACAAAGGTTTCACTCTCTTGGGTATAGCCACAAGTGCCATAAGTAGATGCTGAATAGTCACCATCTGTTGCGGAAACATTGTAATGAACAGTAACGACAAAACCATCAGAGGTAAGTCTGTCCATTTGATTGATTGACCAGTTATAAGAAATAGCCATGATTTTCCTTTAGGTTAAAGATTAGCGGCATCTAAACGTGCCTTGAGTGATTCAATGATTGCTTGTTGTTCTTGGATGGCGGCTGTGAGTGTGGCTACCAAGAAAGATACATCAATGCCTTGGTACTTTGGTTTTCCATCAGCGTCAATAGCATCTTTTTCACCAGTTACGCATTGAGGCACAACTTTAGCCAACTCGTGAGCAATGAAGCCTTCGCCATCAGAGCCATTAACATTCCATTTGTAAGTGCAAGGTTTAAGCAATGCTACCTTTGCCAATGCGCCTGTCATTGGGGCGATGTCATGCTTTAAGCGGTAGTCTGAAGAAGTAGAGAAGGAGGTAGATGAACCGTTTGTATCGATTGAACCAACACGCCCGTTATCGTTGTAAAAAGCTGTATTAAATTTACTCCCTGTGCCAGACGTTCTAACTTGTAGAACTTCATCAGTTGCACCACCGCTAGTACCTCTGAGTAAAACACCATTTTGACCGCTTGCAAAAGTAGTAGTCCCCACCAGCAAGTCACCGCCTGATGTTATACGGGCACGTTCTTCTGGTGCGCCAGACGTAGTTCCATGTGTATAAAAAACAAGTGCGGCATTTGACGTTGTGCCGTCTGTTGTCCAATCTGTCGTTGCAATTGATGCAATTCTTGCGCCAATATTATTGTTGCCAGCAGTTATGTCATTATCAACACCATAAAAATAGATGTTGCCAAGAACATCACCACTCAAAATTTGAGGAGTTCCTGACTTGTTAAGACCCAAAGACAAATTACCTGTTCCACTTGTTAAGCCTTGAACAGAGATGCCAGTAAACGCCGCTGTATATGGTGCAGTAGCCCCCACCAGCAAGTTACCGCTTGAGTCTATACGGGCACGTTCTGTGTTGTTTGTTTGGAAAGCAAGCGGGTGATTGGTTGCCGTACCAAAATAACCAACACCGCTACCGTTCACAATTTCTGTTCTAGTTGTTCCATCAGAAGCACTTATAAAGCCGCGCACATCCAAAGTGCGATTAGGAGAGGTTGTACCAATACCCAAGTTACCGCTAGCATCCAGAGTCATTGCCTGAGTAAAGGTAATGGCGTTTCCTGCTGTGCCTGATGGGGCGATAAGCCATTGATGCTGACCGCTTGTTTGTTGATAACGTGATGCAAATCCTGTTGCAATGTAATTATCAGAAGAATTTGTTGCGTAATAGTTCGCACCTAAATAAACCGCATTTAAGTATCCCATTACCGATGCGTTTTTTGCTTGAAATACACCACCAGCAAAAATACTTCCCCAAGCACTAGGAGTAACTCCCAAGCCTAGATTGCCTGAGGAGTCGAGAAGTGCCTTATCACTACCAGAAATAGAAAAGGCTATAGTTGATCCGCCAACTGTTAGTGGCTGAAATGACCCAGTACCAGTATTGTCAACCCCTTCAATGGATGATCCAGAAGAACCGATATTAAAACGAACGCCTTTTGTCGCTCCATTAATTAGTGCTACTCTAGAATCGTTAGCGCCAGATACCTGTAACTTTCCAACAGGACTACTTGTACCAATACCCAGACCTGTGCTGGTTAGGCGCATGGCTTCTGAGTTGTTTTGATAAAAAGCGACAGGGTGATTTGAGTAGCTTCCAATTGAAACTACGCCAAGAGATGAATCACCAGAAAAAACGCCCGATACGCTACCAATACTTGTAATAAAAGAGCCAGTAGCAAAAGTCCCAGACGCTCGTGTATTTGACAAACTTGAGCCATCAAAAGTAAGCGCAGAACCGCTTGTAACAACCTTAGAGCCGTTTAAATACGCTACTCCGTTAGCAGTACCTCCAGAGAGGGTTACTGTGCTAGAAGCACTCAAAGTAGTAAAAGCACCTGCCCCGTTATAGGCAGATAAATCAAGCGCACCACCCAAAGTTAAGTTGCCAGAGGATGTTACTGTTCCTGTCAGGGTTAAGCCACTAACTGTTCCTGTACCGCCTACAGAAGTAACAGTACCACCTGTGCCACTTACCCATGACAAAGTACCGCTACCATTTGTTGTCAAGGATTGACCATTTGTTCCATCAGAAGATGGGAGGGTATAAACAGTAAAGTTTGATACTGCTGGAGCAGCAAACCCCGTATAACCAGAGGTTGCACCATTAAATAAAAGTTGACTGTTGTATAAACTAAAGTTTGATGAGCCTAGAGAAGCAACCTGAGTCCCACCAATGCGGAACGAAAAGCCAGAAGCTCGAAAAGTTAAAGCATTTTCTGTAGTAGCATTTGATCTAGAGTAAACACTTGCACCACCAGCACCATCGTAGGTTAAATATCCACCACCTACTGATTCAAATGTACTGACTGCATCAGTTGAAACTTGATAAGTGCTTTTGTTATAGCCAGTGTTAACAAGTTTGCTTCCATCGTATGTCAATGCTGAACCAGTAGCCAATGCACTCGTAGATGAAGCATAAACCACGCCATTAGCAGTAAAGGATGTTAAACCTGTACCGCCAGAAGTAGTAGGTAATGCAGTTCCTGACAGAGTGATAGCTAAAGTACCACTGCTTGTTACGGGTGATCCACCAATAGACAAGAACGAAGGAACAGTAGCCCCAACACTTGTTACTGTGCCAACATTGATTGAGCCACCCAAACTGGTTGCTGAACCATTGATCGTAATTGAGGAATTAGTCAGAGCAGAATTTGCGATGCCACTCAATGTCCCACCAAGTGTCAAACTGCCTGAACTTGTGACTGTTCCAGTTAAAGTTAACCCGTTAACAGTTCCTGTACCGCTAACGCTAGTTACCGTACCCAATGGGTTTGTTGCCCAAGATGTATCTGTACCATCAGTTGTTAGGTACTTACCGCTATTACCCGTTTGGCTAGGCGCTAAAGCATTGAATGCCGCATTAGCAGTAGATGCACCCGTACCACCATCAGCAATAGCCAAATCAGTTATGCCAGTGATACTGCCACCAGTGATAGTTACGTTGTTTGCCGCTTGGGTTGCAATCGTACCCAAACCACCAATATCAGCAGTCGTTAAAACAATAGCACCAGTACGACCCGCAACAGAAGTCACCAAGTTACTTTGGTCAATCTTCTGCCAAATAGTCCCGTTGAATACCGCCCAATCGCCTATTTGCCAATCAGTAATACCATTCAAATTAGTAGAACCTGCGGTTGCAACAATGTAGTAGTAACCAGCAGTGCCAACACTAGAGGCTAATGTCGGTACATTGGTGGAAGCATTCCATGTGCCTTGATATTCCAAACCACTGGCAATTGCATCTATCTGAGCCTGTAAAGAAGCAATAGCATCTAATACACTCTGACTTGTTCCACCACCATTGGTGATCACTTTGATCTTCTCGGCAATATCTGCCGCTACTACTTCACCAACATTGATTACTCGACCAGAAGATAGAGAGATGATCAGACTGCCATCAAAGTCGATGTGAGCATCAGTAACGGATACACCATCTGTTCCGTCTAGACCATTGCGACCAGGCACTCCATCGTAGCCTCTCGGCCCCATTGGGCCATCTCTACCATCTTTACCATTCTTTCCGTCTTTGCCATCCTTACCATCACGACCATCTTCACCACTCTTTAAGTTGGCAATTAACTGTCCTGTCTCGTCATATCTTTGTTTAAGGTCAGCCTCAATCTTCTTGAGAGCCTTAACAATCATTTCTACATTTGTAGTAATCTTCTTTCGCTGAATCTCTTTGCTTTCTGCAATGGACTTGTGAATTGACTCCAGAGCTGCCAGTTTTTCTTCGTCATTCAGTGCATCAATGTTAATCATTTCAAAGCTCCAGATAATTGGTCAAGAAAGTCGTTTTCAATTTGCTGTAAATTCTTTTGTTTGTCAGCCATTTGAAGTTCAACGATTTTACTCTTGTTCTTTATATCAGCTTCTTTGAGCATCAACTCAGCAATTCTCACTCGTTTATCAAACTCATTAGACTCATTCCCTTGTGGAAGATTCTTCGTAGTAGAAGCAATCACTTTAGCCTGTACTTCTTGTGGCATCAATTGAGCCTCAGTCATTAACTTAGCCGCCTCTGCACGATTCTGCTCTGCTTGTGTCGTATTGACAGCAATCTGAGCCTGTGCCGCTTGAAGAGCCAACTGTTGTTGAACTTGTTGCATCTCTTGGGCTTGTGGGTCAGGTTGACTCATCTGATCCAAAGCACTCATCAACTCAAATCTGTTAGTCAAACTAGAGTTGTTTAAGATGCCCTTCAATATTAACGGCAGAACAGGTGTATTCGGGCCAAGAGTCTGCAATAAACCAATGAACTGTTGTTGTTCGTACTCACGAGCAATAATACCAAGCGTAGCAGTAGGAATAAACCTCATGTCCACACTAGGATATCTCTCAGGGTCAAACTGCATATAGCGGAATGCTGCCTTCTGAATAAACGGAATCAAGAAGTCTTCTTGGAAGTTAACTAAGGTACGCTTGTATTTCTTGATAATCGTAGCAACTGCCATGCTCATGCCAGCGCCATCACGATTACCCTGAGAAACCATACCTTGAGAGTCTAAAGTACCAGTAGCCTGAAGGAGCATACGCTCAAACTCTTTGGCAGTATTCAGGTTGTTCAGACTTGTCTCACCAAACTTGAATGGATAGAGAATCTCAGAGGGATTACCATTGACCATGAAGGCTTTGCCTGGCTTTACCTCAAACTTAGCACCTCTTGGTAGGCGAGAAGCATCCATACCCATCATAGGAGAGGTAGTCAATGCTAAAGAATCCAAATGGCTACGAACTTGAGCATCAATAGCCTTCTGCATATTGTAGGATTTCTCTACAGTACCTCTACCTAATAGTCGATTAGGAACTGTATCGTCTTGATAGGAAATGACAGGGCGGTCTTTCATCATGTATGGGTTTTCTTCTGCTTTGAGAAGCATCCCATCATTAGCAATCACCACAATTGCCTCAACCATGTCTGTGTAATCTTCTGCTACTGAGTCATCAGGAAACAACACAGCAACTTCATCATCTTTGTTTGTCAGATATTCTCTAGGAACTAAGCCATAGTATGTCAAAAGTAACACTTTTTCATCACGATACTGGCTTAACTCTTGAGTAGGCTCTAAATCTGTATCTTCATAGGTTGTTGTGATGTCAACCTTGCGATAGATGCCTTTTTCGATGCCTTCAACGATCTTGTGGATGCCAACATACTTCTCAATGGCAACACCCATACAGTCGTCTACGCTTGTTCCATTGGGGTCGAACAGGAAGTTCTTAGGATTGACAGGAACAATCTTGACTGCAATACGATTCTTTTCTACAACACCGATAGCGGCTTGCATTGATTGACCAGGAATCGCCTGAGTCGCAGGTTCAAAGATTTTCTCTGTTTTAACAACGATCTCACCGATGCCAGTGCCGTAGATTTCTGCCATCAACTCAATTTGGTCGATAGATTTACGGATTTTGTCTTGTTTGAAGTCTTCCATCAGTTGAGCTTTAAGAACTTCAACGTCTAATGGATTGCCATCTATGTCTTTCAGGTCATCTTCAATGTCAAAGTACTCACCTTGACCAAAGATTGCTTCCATAATCTCGGCATGACGAGTCTCTACTGCTTGTTGGGTAGCGGGAGTAACGATTCTAGAACGTTCAGAATCCCTAGTTTTATCCTCTGCTGCCCACTCTCCACGGAAAATACGCTCGTATTCAAGGTAACTATCAAGGAAATTGGTGTTGCGATAGTCTCTCCAGCGATCACAGTGGTCAATAACGAATCGAGTTAACTCTTTATCGTTCTCTGTTGGCTGGTAAAACTCGTTTTGAGTCAATTGTTCATCGCTTGCCATAGTGATTACCTTCTATTTTATGGTTGGCTCAAAAGGATTCTTGAACATATCTTTTGCGGATTCAAGATAAAAATCCTTTGAAGTTTGTCGATTTTTTTCGATTTGAGTTTGTTTTGATATAGCAGCAGAATTCTTCAAAGACTCTGGTAGATTTTGATACATCGATAATAAGATGTCAAACTCTTGTGCCATAGATGGATCAAAGTGAGGATTTTGTCCAGAACGTCTTAAATTTGATGGATAAGACATATTCCCAACACCAAATGCTTGAGCTTCATCCACAGATTTCCTGTATGACTCAAAGTCTTTGTTCCCTGTTGGGGAAGAGTACATATCCTTAACCATATTCTTATAAGACTGAGTATCAGCTCTATACTTAGATTTATTAAAACTTCCTACATTTCCATATTGTCTAGCAAAGAGTTGCTCTGCGGCTCTTAAATATTGAGCCTCTTGGTCAGTAAGTTTACCGCCTTGTTGTTTTTTCTTTTGAATTTGATATGCAGTATTTTCAAGCAAATTGTTCTGAACTGCATGAGTCATCTCATGGGCAAAAGTTGCCATCGTAGAATCTCTAGCATATGGGTCTCTAACCAATGCAGCATCTGGAGCAACCATTCTATTTAGTTCAGGAGAAAACAAACCTGATGCTTCACCTGCTGGAGAATAATTGGCGTGTTTAGGAAGTAGTCCATATTGCTTTAGAACCTCATATAGACGAGAGGCATTGAATAATCCATCTGCCATCCTAGACTCCTGAAATAATATCTATAGGTTGCCAATCATCACTGTTATCCTCTTCCATGTAGGATGTAACAGCGAGTTGATCAATGTAACTAAGAGAGTCAGGTAGGTCGTCATGGACTCCTTGAGCAGGGAACAGGATTAACTGGTCAACAAACTCATCCCAATCTCCCTCAGAATTTAACACAATTCTGCCATGCTCAAACCTTCCTTGCAATGCCCAAATGATCCTATCAGCCTTTTTTCTGTTCCCATGAGTCAAATCCACGATATGGGCATAGGTGTTGTTCTTTCTCATAAGGTCGCTCAAATAGGGCAAAACAGCGTTCTTTAAAGCCCCCCTCTCGATCCCAACACTTAAAGGTCTGTAATCCCTTATCGCCAAGAGAATCTTAGCCGCAGTCTCCCGAATATCCCATCTACCATGCTCAATCTTCTCGACAAACCACTTACCATCGTCAGTAACCTTCACCACCGAGATAGCAGTCTCATCTAACCTTTTCTTGGAATTAGCCGCTTGTTTGGCAACTTCCTCAAATCCCGCTAAGTCCACCGCTACGAAGTAAGAACCATATTGAGGCTCTTCCCCATATTTGATCCACTCTTCCTTAAAGATATCGCTCCCCGCATTCGTAAAGCTCGCCATGTACTCTTGTTTAAAAGCAAAGGTACTCAGGGTCTTCTTGGCAGATTCAATCTCTTTTTGGTCAATCAAAGGGTTATCAGCAGTGGTGAAGTGCCATGACTTCCAATCAGGATCATCCTCACTCTCTCCTAGCTTAAAGGTATCATAGAACCAGTTACGTCCCTTGGGTGTCCCAATGAACAAGGCTCTACCTCGCTTGTCAGACAAAGAAGCCCTAATAACTTGTTCCCAAGCCTCTGGTTTAATATCCGCTACCTCGTCTAGTACAGCATAGGTTAAAGACACACCACGAAGCGTATCAGGTCTATCAGCACCACGAACATAAATCCTTGCTCCGTTTATCAGAGTAATGTCCAAGTTATTTACATGGCTACTCTGTATAACCTCTCTACCAAGGTCTAACAGCAAGTCCCAGATAATCTGTCTTGACTGCCCCATAGTAGGACTCACATACAGCACAGCAGACCCCTGAGGACACTTCAGTCCCTCTATCAGTAAGGTAACAGCCGCCATACGAGACTTACCACACCTACGCCCAGCAGCCACAACCTTGAACCTTGTTTTATCAGCAAAGACCTGTTGTTGCCAAGGTAAGAGAGAGAAATTCAAATCAGCCATACTTTGCCTCTACATCTTCAGGTTGTTCAATGATGGTCGGCTCTTCACCTAATCCAGTGATATTGATGGTCACAGCACTCCTCTGACTCTTATCCTTCTCAAACATACTCACAGGTAGAGTCCTATCAAGACACATCTTCAAAGCCACCAATTGATGGGGATGCTCGTCATTTAAAGCTATCTCTATTACCTTCTGAGCAACATCCTTACCTCCACTCCTGATCATCAACTCTTTAAGCTCCTTGAGCCTCTGATGGTCAGTCTTAGGTAACACCATAGGAGGGTTATCAGCAAACCTCTGTATGGTCATCTTGACGCTTCCTTTAGGTCTTCCTCTTCCTCGCTTTAGTTGTTCCATGTTTCTCCTTTTAGCTTTTTTTGAGGGTAGGGGGCTACACCAATATCTACACACACCACTCTACCCCTCCCCCCCCATACATAACACTAGGGTTTCTACTACTGTCTATCCATACATCAGGGTTTACCCTTAGTGCAAAGGTTATGCGTTTTTTGCATAAAGTTGAAAGAGGGTTTGATGCACCATTTTTAGGGTACTTGAATTATTGTTTGTCATTGTCTTACCCTATACATTCCCTATTGATTCCCTCTTACTATTCCTTACACGTTCACTTGACTAGGGCTACCCCTTTTACTTTGTTCTAGGTTAGTTACTAACCCTATTGTTTCCAAGGGGCTATCTGTTCTATATCCGATACTATGCAAGTAGTGATAAAGGCTCAATAGGTTTTCGAAACCTTGTGAAATATTGCCATGTCCAGCGGATAAAAGTATTTGCAGCTTAGGATTGTCCAGCTTGCGTCTAAACTGTACTGTATCTACTTTAGGGGGCCGTGCCATTGTCCTAACCTTATGCGAAAAATTGATTTATTTAATTATTGCACACAATAGTTCCAAGGGTAAACCCTATTAGGGATTTGGAGGGGTCTTATAAATCAACAACTTACAGCAACTGGCACGATTCTATTATGCTTATATAGTGAGAGGGTCAAAAAATGCTCTCTCTTTTATCAACTCAAATAGGTGTTACATCATGAAATTTGCTTTTATCCCTAAGGGCCAATACACAATAGGCCAAATTATTCAAGTTCACGGGCAATCAATGCGTGTTGAAAGCTACACACACACGGGCCGCAATCTAATTGCTTGTACATTAGACAATGCACCAAAATTCCAGCGTGTTGCGTGTATTTGCACCGATAAACCCTCAATTTTAGGGGTTACAGCATGAACGATCAATTTTTAGACTATGCAGCGGCCCTTGCAATAGCCCTTGTGCTTTGCATAGGTTTACTGGATTATTTTGACGTTTTGGTTAAATAAGGGGATGATGATGAAACACTACATATGTTGCGTTACCTACTATGGCGAATATTTGCCTTTTGTAGAACCTCACGTTTTTGCTATAAATGATGAAGATGCCCTAAAAAAAGCATATGAATTTTGCAGTAGCATGAATCAAAAACAATTATCAATTAATGTATATCCTTATATAAACGGATATAAATAATTCTCTCAATCAATTTTTTATAGGTGTTCACAATGACTTTTTATCAAGCTGCAATTGACAATTTTCCCGAAGATCAAGCCACAATAGACGCTGACTTTGCCTTGAGCTTATTTGAGACAGAGGGCGCTGATTACTATCATCAATGGCTTATCAAGGAACGTTCAAGCGTTATTCACAATATATTTGATGATGATGAAGCTCAAATTAAGCGTTACATTGACCGCTTCAATGAGTTGACCGCTGACAAAACCCGCTTTTATATGTAATTTTATAGGTGTCAATAATGCTCACTCTACACAATTCAAGCAATTACGCTGCATATCTGGCCAACAGTGCTGGAATCATTGTCGAATCAACTCGCAAAGCTGGCGGGATCAACATGAGGCCAGATCACCCACAATTTGCAGAATATTTAGAGGCTTTTCGGTCAGCCATTGATCTACACGAGGCTGATCTACTTTGCAAAGCCCTTTTATCTTAATTTTAAGACTGTAAGCCCTTAATTTAGGGGCTTATGGCCTTGGAATTTCCCAAGGTTTCCAATTTATAGGTGTCAACATGAAAACTACAGTTTATTTCTCAGAATTTTGCGACTATTTCCAGAAAATCCGTCCCGATAATTTCAGCCGTGAAGGTTTAATGCAACTATTTGACTATTTTGAATCATACGAAAATGATACAGGCGAAGAAATTGAACTAGATGTGATCGCTATTTGTTGCGAATACAGCGAACAAAACTGGAAAACTATTGCAAACGATTATTCAATAGACTTAGATGATATTGAAACAGAAGAAAAACAAAAGCAACACGTTATGAATTATTTGTGCGACAACACTTCTGTCATTGGGTCAACTTCTGACGATTCTTTCATCTACCAAAACTTTTAAGGGGCTGAAAATGACACAATTACAAGCACTAACACAATGCCTAGTTTTGGCCTTAACAGCACCTGATGAACAAAAAGCACAAAAAGCCAGCGAACTAGCGGAACAAATAGCTTTTGGTTTATCAGTAGATCAAGTTGAACAATGCAAACAAAATGCAATTAAATTATGGGAGTCAAAATGAAATCATTTTTTGAATTATCTGAAATTAAAAGATTCCAAGTTTATGGTGCATTGACAGCCCTTGATTGTGAGACTGGTAAAAGTGGCGGTTCTGGTCAATTGTGCGTAGCTGTAGCAAGGGGAAAATTTGGAGAATTGTGCAAAACATTGGACAAAATGGGATTTGAAAATGTTGACAGTTATTATTTCCCACTAGGGTCTGACAAGCCACCAATGCACCTACGCCATGATTCTGCAAAATATGGTCAGCAAAACTGCAACTGGTTTTTTGCTACTTTTAAAGTAAAAAGCGAGGCTAAATGATATACGCTTGCATTGCCCTGATTCTGCGAATACTTACAAAACGATAAATTCAAGCCCTCTACGGAGGGTTTTTCTTTGTCTATCAAATAAGGGCTATAAGCTCTTTTTTTACGTCTGGCATAGTTGGATGCACAAGCACTAGAAAACGTCTTAAAAGGGGCTTTTATCGCTTTTTGAAGGCATATCCTCACACAATCTGCGGATGGTTTCATTCAATGCGTCTATTTCATCCATCTTTTGAATAGCCCAAGCCCTCTTTTGACCATGCCATCCCATTACTGGGTTTCTGTGACAATCAACACATAAAGCAATGCAAGTGTATTGCAGACCTTGTTTGTAGTGGTGAGCCTCACTCGGTGGTGGTGCTTCGCATACCGAGCAAGGTAGGTTTTTAACCCTTGCAAGGTGTAGTCTTTCCTTTGCGTTCAGTTTGTTGTTCAAGTGGTGGCCTTGATTTCCATTCTGGCACTATATTGCTCGGTTCTCCAGCACTCGATTCTGGCTTGGGCTGCCGTCATTAACCATCGATACTTTTCCTCGGTTTCGACAGCTTGCCTGATTCCTTCCAAAATCTCTATGTAGTCTTGGTGGGCATAGGCATAGGTTTCTTGCTTTCCAAGTACTTCAGTCCCTGCTTGTGACATGAGTTGGGCTTTGCGACTCTTGCGAAATTCTTCTAAAAACATCCTAGTGGCTTTGGCCTTACTGTAGAGAGGGGCTGTATCAATCAGGTACTGGATAGCTTTAGTTGGTTCGTTCATGTTCTTTCCCTTATTGCATCCATGTGAACGTATCCAGTTGACGCATCCAAAATTTCTATTATTTCATTGCGTTCATGTTCTGCTATCAGTTTGGCAAAGCGTATAAGGCCATCTTCATCAAACTTTAATCCATGAATGGTGTTTTCTATTGCCAATTTAATAATGTCATCTCTGTTCATGTTATCTCCACGACTAAATCATTATTTGATTTAATATAATCTTTGGTTTTCTTAATATATCTCTCGAATTCAGATCGACTAATGCTTGATTGTTGTAAATCAGCATATTGGATTAAATCCCTAATTGACTGTATGCCCTCACCCGATAAGCCCATTCGCTTACTTGATTGAAACCTAACTGCCGCTTCATGTAAGGCTTTTTGGGCTTTCTCGCATACGGGCAACACCTCATCTTTTCCGACACCACACCTGGCAATCGTTTCACTCAGGTTTAAAACATCGACAAGGGTTCGCCAATCGGTTACTGTTCCTTGTCCTTTGATCATTGCTTCTAGTGCTGAGTATTCGAGCATTCTGAGCTTGTCTAGCTTATCCCTTTGGGTGATGGCTGCACCAGTTAGGGCATGAGTGAGAGGATCAATCAATGCCCATACCTTGCGTTTAGTTCGCTTCCGCATTGTTATGTTCTGTCAATATATTTGATGCGTCAATAATCAATGCATCCTGTATTTGTTCAGCAACAACTTTGCTTTCTTGCCTGTTTTTGTCGCTATAAAAGCTGGCAACAGTTAAAAGTTTGCAAGCCTTAACAAACAAATCTCTTTCTTGGTTAGTCATACATCCTCCATCTTGTAGTTCAGCTTGTGGTGTTGAAAGCGCATTGCTGCTTCCATCTCTAGTTCTTTGAAGTGTTCGTCAGAGAATAGCCCTATGACATTGCGACCCTCAAACCAAACTTCTTTGATTGACTCGTTATAGGTGGTCTCACCATCGTTCTCATACTCGTAAACTACAGTAACGATCTCGCTACCTTCGCCTGTGGTTGTGTCAAATTCCCAAGTTTTTTCCATCATTCACTCCTGTTTAAAAATTAAATGTTAGTCTTGTTTTGCAAGGTTTTGTATTAGGACTTACCCTAATCCAAGCATTCTTTTATGCAAACGTCTACTCCTGAAACACTTGAATAAACCTTGGAAACATGGATGTTCACGATCTGCGAATCATCCTTGTAAACAACTCCATTCATAGCGTCTTCTACACTTTTAAGCACATTGGATGCATCTGGCTTCTTAATTGGCTTCTCTAAGCCGTTTAAACAGGCTTCTATGCGCTTTTTTGGCAAAGACTTAGGAATTGGCGCACGAATGTACAAATACAGCGTTACAGGGGTTTCTAAGGGTTCGCTACTTCCCATTGCTTCTATTGCGGCTTCTTTGATTAAAGACTCATAGTTTCTTGTTTTGTCAGGGGTGTAAGTTTGGACAAAGTTTCCACGTTTGGCATACCTTGCTCTTTGTTTGCCAACAGGGTCAGCGTCTACCTTAAAAGTGACCATAAAGCTCATTTCAGGATTCTCCATGCTGTTGCTGCACACAATGGGACTTGTCCATTGCCAATGGCTTTAAGTCTGTCCACCCTAGAGGCCACCCCATGAGCCACTCGACCCACGTTGGGTTCAGTTGACCACCATTTCCTGCTCCCATTAGCCGAGCCTCTTCGATTGTTGTGTTTTTGTTCAACAAATCCCAACTCCCACTCCCGCCACACATCCCCTTTGTCCGAGGTGTAGGCCAAGTTAGAACCGCTGTGCTGAGACTCGTTTGAGTGCCTTTCTTGCCCTCCCTGCGAATCTGTAGACCCTGCCTGGCCTCGCTGTGAACTGGTGTTGGCCAATTTGCCGACAATCCACATTCTGTCTCTCTGGTGTGGGGCATTAACATCGGCTGCTCCCATAACAGTCCATTTACAGTCATACCCCATTTGGGTAAGGTCTCCAATGACTCTAACTCCTCCTCTAGTAGTGAGCATTGGGGAGTTTTCCACAAAGACGTACTGTGATCGTACTTCGCCAACCACCCGTGCCATTTCTTTCCACATTCCGCTTCGTTCCCCATCGAGTCCATCACCCTTTCCTGCGGCAGAAATGTCCTGACAGGGAAATCCACCTGAGATGACATCGACTTTTCCTGCCCAAGGCTTCCCATCGAATGTTTTAATGTCGTCCCAGATAGGGAATCTAGGTAAGAGTCCATCAGCTTGCCGTTGCAGTAAAACTCTGCGTGGGTAATCTTCGATTTCAACGGCTGCAACAGTTCTCCATCCGAGCAAATGTCCTCCAAGGATTCCCCCTCCAGCTCCCGCAAATAATGCCAACTCATTCAATTTGTCCTTCTTTCATTTGACGCATATAAAACCTGACCCGATCTCTTGCTCCAGTTCCATAGATTCTTTCGCAACGCTCAAGCCTGGCACGAACAAAATCGTTATCTCTGTTTGTTTGCCAAGTTCGGAATATCTCCCTTGCTTCGGCTTTCTCAAGAACAACTCTGTCGCCCTCATTGGATATGTTTTTTCGGCTGTATGCCATAGGGGTTTACTCTAGGTCGCCAGTAAGCTCTAAGGCTTTGTTTATCAGATGGAGAGGGTAAGGAACACCCTCCTTAACCTTGTCTAGTAGTCTCATTGCGTCATGGTGCGACATCAGAATTCAAAGCCTCTCTGACAATTGTTTTTTCATGGTTAAAAATTGTCTCAAATTGATGGAGTGAAAGGTACATGACCATTTCTTCACCATCTAATCTTTTTTGCGTGAAACTTACAAATCCATCGCCTGTTCCTGCGACTATTGTTTCGTATTCTGCGGGTAAGTAAATCGGCATTTTTATTTCCTTAGTTCAGCTAATCTTGCTCGGATATGTTCAGGCATCGGGGCGGCTTTTTTTCTGTCAGCATCAATCTTTGCCAAGGCAGGATCAATTTGCACTTCAACTTTGATCCCGAATGATTCAGGAATCTCAGCCCCATCCCATCTTTGTTGGTTCAGATAGACCAAAGGTGCAGGAATAAAAGCACCATCGTCTTTTCTCCAAGCATCGGTTGTTTTCATCCACTCAATGTGCTTAATGATCTGATCTGCACAAGTCTCACAGTAGTACTTTTTCCACTTTACGAGACAAGAAGACTTACCGCCTTTTCTTATTGACTTAGGCCATGCTGCCCAGAATCTCTCAAAGTTGTCCATGTCCATCCTTTTTTAAATGATCCATAACAATAAACAACTTCTCCATATTTGTTAATCCGTACTTTCCCTATATATGCTAGTTCAGTTCAGTCGGGTTCAAATTGGCAAATACTCACCTAATCCTGAGTTAACAAGATTAGTGAGTACCTATGCTAGTTTCAGACAAGTCTGGGACGAACATTGGGCTATACCTTACTGATTGCATAGCTTGCAGGATTACACGCCTCAGAGCGTCCTATCTGCCCGTTCCTGCATCCCTTGCGGGTCACTCATGTGGGCTTGGCTTGGGATAGTTCCCCCGTTGCCTCTCAACACAGTTACGGCGGCCTTACGAGCGGTCTACCTGTGTCCAGTCTCTAATGGCTAGGTTCTGAGTCCTACTTTACTTGCAGCTAACTTTGGTCTGCAATCCTTACAGTCCCCAAAAGCAAAAACCCCTCAAATAACTCTGGTGGTCTTGGCTCTTGGCGAGAGCAACAGCAAACGAATGACGCTAATCAAAAGTTCACTTGCCGTCTGACAAGACCACCACAGATATCTGAAGGGTTTAACTAATTAGCGTCACTCGTCTGATGCCACTCAGACGAATTGGATTATACACAAAACAATAAGATGTCAAGAAGTTTTTTTAAATAAATTGATTATTTGTGATCTCTTTTGCAGGTTTTGGTCTGCCAAGCAATCTTTTAGCTTGAGCATTCATCACAGCGTACTCTGATTTACTGAAGATTCCTTTAGCGTTCCTGATGTCAAAAGGGTTCAGCAAGCAACGAGGCTCATCATTGACAACTTTTTGAGCCTCAATCATGTGTGGTTCAAGGGTGTACCTGGCAACTCTGTAGCGACCAACTTTGACCTCTTCTGTGGTTAGATCACCTTTGTATCTCAACTTCTTAGCTGTGGACAATACAGAGGATTTAGGCATCCCTGTTAGATCGCAGACTTCTTGTGAAGTAAGTGGCCCATTCTGTAGAGCTTTAATGATCATGGCTTGGGTCATTTGAAAAGGTTCTCCAAATTGATTTTTCGGTTTAGATGTAGTTCTAGCGTTCTAGCAAGCAAGGCTGTCATAGAGGCGTGTAAGTCCTCTGAATCGGTTGTGTAAGCATCTGCCATTGTTTGAGAGTACCCAAGCAAGGCTTCAGCGCATCTTTGTTCAAGTATTTCAACGTGCATAAGAAGAAGGAAGTAGGTAGAAGGACTATTAGTTAATAGGACAAGTCTTTTCAGATTAGCATAGAAAAAAGTGCTGTCTATTAGGGTAAATCCTAGTATAAAAGGCTAAAAAGGTGTGGCACATTAGCGGTGTGGGCAAATAGTAGTCCACGTTTAACAGGAGTGAATATGCCGATTCTTAATGGGAAAAAGGTCATAGACCTAGAGATAGATGGAGTAGACAGCAGAGATTATCCAGACTTCTCTGATGCCTACTTTTCAGGTGGATGCTATGAAGATGGAACACCATTGACAGAAGATGAGTTAAACAAGCTCACCGATCTAGCAGGTGATGTTCTATGGGAAATGGCTTTCGATAGGCTCACATGAAATCACTATTTCAGACCTATTTGGAAGAGTTTTCTGACATTAAATACTGTCCTTATTGCCTGACAATCAAGGGAAACAGAATAGTTTGCTGCCAAGAAGCAGACTTTATTGAGTTCAAGGATTTAGACCTTGACCAACAAACACAAATCATTGATCAAGAGTTAAACGATAATTTTTAAAGGAGTTAATATGTCAATAGAAGCGTTACTTAAAAAAGATGTTAATTCTCATACAGAGAAGAAAAACAACCTGACTTACCTGTCATGGGCTTGGGCATGGGCAGAGGCTCTCAAAGCCGATCCTACTGCTTCCTATAAGGTAGAGATGTTTGGAGACAAGTGTTTCATGGATATCAATGGTACGGCAATGGTGTTTGTTACTGCCACCATGTTTGGCAAACCAATGACCTGTCAGCTTCCTGTAATGGACTATAGAAACAAAGCCATCCCTAATCCTGATGCTTTTGCAGTGAACACTGCCATCATGCGCTGTATGACCAAAGCTCTGAGTCTGCATGGTTTGGGACTCTACATTTATGCGGGTGAGGATTTGCCAGAAGAGGGTAAATCAGTGGTTATTACACCTACTCAGGGTGCAACAGACAATATTCCTCCAGAAGAATTACAGTACTTACAAGAGATGGCAGTTGAACTGATTGCCACTTGTGAGCAAGGTGATCCCAAGGCAGCTTGGGTTAAGTTAGAGGGAGAGAACCTAGACGATCAACAAAAGATTGCCCTATGGACACTCCTTCCAAGTAAAGTAAGAAGTGCGTTAAAGAAAGCGAAGGAAATGTAATGGAAAAGAAAGATAACTCTGGCGTTTTGTTCAAAAACGATAAGAAAGAAACAGGCAACCATCCCGATTATAAAGGGAACATAACTGTAAATGGTCAGGACTACTGGCTATCTGCTTGGATCAAAGAAGGTAAATCAGGCAAATTTATGGGTCTAGCAGTATCACCCAAAGAAGAGTACCAACCCAAGCAAGCCCCTAAGAAGGCTAGTTTTGCAGACGAAGACCTGCCTTTTTAAGTAAGTTTACGAGGCGAAAGCGGATGCTGTGGAATCTATCGGTCGTATGAGCACAGACGCAGCGAGTAGCCTCACCTAATAGGAGTCAATGATGAATGATATTTTTAACAACATGAAGCAGTCAATGGACAGATTCTTTGGTACACCAGCATTTAAGTTGGTACGCAAAGAAGACCCTGTAACGAGCCATGAGGCATCCCAAGCCATTGACACCACCAAGATAGAACAACTCGTCTATGAGGCCATTAAGAGCTTCCCAGAGGGGTGTATTTCTGATCAGGTGCTAGAGATGTATCCCCAATACCCATATTCCTCCATAACAGCTCGTTATCGTGCTTTGTTAGACAAGGGATTTATTGAGATTATTGGTACACGCAATGGTCGTTCAGGTAGAAAACAAAGAATTATGAAGGTGACAAAATGACACTTCCTCCACATTCAAAGATCAGTTATCCCTCTATTCCAACCAAGGATTTCAAGTGGGAATCAGGGTCTGATGTCCAGGCACTGTGGAGAAAACATGGATGGACTCCACCTTCAGAACACATGACACCACCACCTCCAGAAAAGAAAGAAGTTCCTTTAAGGAGGGTGAGATGAACGTGTTAAACCAAATTGGTTGCAAGCCAAAAGAGCCTGATGCCAAGTGTCTTAACTGTAAGAGAAGAGTATTCTCTACATTGCAAGTCAGAACTAAGAACTCAAAAGACAAGGCTTGCATCTATATACCTATATCCTTACAGGTGAAGACATGACCAAAGACGAAATCATTAACTTGGCTAGACGTGCGGGTTTTTCTGTGGATGTAAGTAATGACCCTAACAATCCACCTTATTGGTGGTCGGCTGGACATAACGACAGGTTTGAAGCCTTTGCCAAATTAGTAGCACAACATGAGCTTGAAGCGTGTGTTAAAGCGATTGAAGATCAGATTGCATGGAATTTGGATGACCCTGAATCTACTGCAATCAAAGCCATAAGAACAAAGGCACAATCATGACCAAAGATGAAATCATTAACTTGGCTATAGAAAATACCATTCATGGTTTGAAGTTTGATGAGGAAGGTTTATTACGCTTTGCCAGGCTAGTAACACAGCATGAGCGTGAGGCTTGTGCTTATTGGGCAGGGATTGCACTACTTGGCGCTGATCGTGGCCTCTCGAATCGTGTAGATCAAGCCATCCGAGCAAGGAGACAAGCATGACTAAAGACGAAGCATTACGCCTTGCATTGGAGGCGTTGGAAAAACTCTGGAACATCATTGACGACATAGACACTTATAGCGATATGGCAAAAGCGGATGAAAAGCTATATCGATCATTGGTTGAACGCAGACAGCGCCAGCGGTTTGAAGAAACTGGAATATCAACTGATGGCTATGAATTGCATGGGGGAGCCATCACCGCCATTAAAGCCGCACTAGAAGAGAATGAATTCAATCCTGACTGGGACACGCAAGCTGTTTTGGTTGAAGAAATACAGCGCATGGCTAAACGCATTGAGGAACTAGAAGCAAAAGATGAGCCATACGCTTTAGAAGCATCTATGTATTCTAATGACAGAGTGAAGATTGACCCTGTAACTGGGAATGTAGGCATTGGCACACCACAGCAAGAAGCAGAGGATGAGCCTGTGCAAGTGTCTCCATTGGAGTTTGTTGCGATGGTGATGGAGAAAGAACACTTGATCGGCAAGCCAATAGTCTGGGCTGAGTGGCCTAACAAGGAGCAAGAATGACTGAATGGACAAAAGAGGAAGATGAAGCCTTTAACATGGTTGAACAAAACAGTAACCTTGGAAAGCAGATATTAAGAGCAAACAAATCTAGTGGTATGGATTGTTGCACTTATGACTGTACACAAGGAAGGAACTGTCCAGTACGCAACAAGACTCTAGATGAGGTAGCCAATGAGTTCAGCTTAATGAAGTCATTTGGCGACACAGCATCTAGCTTTGCTGCTTATGTAAGGAACATGAAAAGTTAACCAAGGACAGAGAGAGCATGGGCAATGTGCTTTTCTCTGTCTGCCAAACCAATAAAGCCACCATTGATCTTCTTGGTCATGGTCTTGTAGTCTTTGGTATCAGCGTATTGGTTTAGCTTATGGGTGTCCCAGAACCATCCCGCAGTAAGTGCAGCATACATTGGAGTTGCTACAAGATCAGGATTCATCACAAAATCCACCCCTAAAGCCTGACCAGCATGGTAATAATTGGCGTGTCCTGTCAATTGGATACACCCACGACCTCTAAACCGATAGCCATCACCAGAAGCCTCATCCCTGTTTCCCATTCGACTAGAGTAAACAGTATTGGCAATCAACTTAGGATTGCGAGCGCACATCTGTGCTTTGGTAGCATCAAACCTTCTAGGCCATAACTTCTGTAAAGCCTCTGCCCTATACATCAAATTTTCTTCAAGTATTTTGAAGTTCCCACATTCATGCCCACATTGACCAATGAAAGCCGCTTTTCTAAGGGGATTCATAATGTCAAAACGCTCAAAAGTGGCATTTAAACCATCTAACCACTCAGGGCCAATATGAAGCTGTTTAAGTTGTTCAGCGTTTATTGTCATTTAGAAGATTCCTTACATTTTCATACGACTCTATGCAAGCATTGAGTGCAGCAGTATTCCGATCTCCCTGTGCCACTATTTCTGCGATGGCTTGGAGGGTTGCTCTGTCGGCATCAGAAGCTGTGTCAGTCGGTCTGTCAGGTTCACTGGTTGCTTTTGTATCTGTGGGGGCAACGGGGGTACTTGTGGGGGCTTGTACACAACTTGGGGAGGGGAGGCGCACCCTACCAGCACGAATGGCAGCATCCAAAGCACTTTGTTTTTTGTTGACAACATCGTTAACCTCCAAAAGTTTACCAGCAGTAGCGTTTAATTGTTCGTTAAGTTTCTGTTCAGTCTGACGAGATTCCTCATTCTTGCGAGCAATCTCAATCTGCATTTCTTTATCTCTGTCTGACCAACCAAAGTGGTATCCACCTCTGTAAGTTCCAAACAAGGTTATACAAAGAACCACCAAAACCCAAGGTAATGGTATGCCAAACATTATTGAGCCTCTTTACGAGCCATAGCCAACTGCTCACGCTCATGGTCTGCTTCTAGCAAATCAGGTGGTGTAGTCGGTGGAGGAGGAGGTGTCCATGACTCATCTAAATCAGGATTCTTGAAGTTCAACCAGTTAGGTGCTGATCCTGTTGATGTCCAAGTATTAGAAGCCACAGGAGTCGATACGGGTGTTGGAGGCGGTGTTGGAGTGCCTTGGATGGCGTTTAAAGCCGTTCCTACACCCTTCTTACCGATAACTCCACCGATGCCACCCACAATCAGCAAAACAATGTCGTTCAGCATCTTGGTGTAAGCCATATCTATCGGGGCCATACTCTTGATAGGCTGAGTCACAAAAGTAACAGAGTAGAGCAAAGCAATAACAATAAAGCAAAGAATCAATGTGACCATAACGACCACAAAGCCCCATACATAGGTTTCTACTTCTTCAATTGTTGGTCTTTGGTTCTTGGACATCGTTAACCTTTTTTTCAAGAATAGGGGCTACTAAATACTCAGGGCAAGTCTGGGTAAACAAGCACTTAGGCTTCTGGCAATTAGGATGAACAAAGTTCTCAGGATTTTGGCAGAAGTACCTGTATCTGTCTTCACATCCAGCCAAGAACAATACTGATATCAAAAAGATATATCTCATGCCATCACATCCACAGCCTTGACCCATTGAGTCTTGATCTCTTTGGCTTTTTGTTGCTCTTGGCATTGACGATTGAGTTCTGCCAACCTTTGCATATTCTGTTGGTGGATCACTCTATGAGCCTCCCATAACATCTTTGCGTTCTCTTGATAAGTGGTAATTTTCATAACCCAATCTTTCCAAGTAAAAGGTTAACAATCTTGTTAGACAAGTCATCAGGCAAGAACCTCAAGAATCCTAGAAACCACCAAGCAATACACCCATAGCAGAACACCCTGCAAAACAAGTCGAATTGCTTCTGGTACTCGTTCATCTACCACAACCGCCCTTTGGACATAAGCTCATCAACTCATTTATACCAATAAAGACTAGAAGTAGAACAAAAGCAATACCACCAACAATCATGGCTATCTCTTGCATTTCCTCGTCTTTAGCCTTGGCTTCCTTCTCAGCTTTCTTCAAGGCACTAATCTCTTTGGCATCCTCCAAGTCCATCTCTGCTTGACGGGCTTTGATCTTGTTCCAGACATCAATCTTGCCTGTCTGCATGAACAACATCTTTAACTCTTCCTCAAAGGCTCTGGCTTGCTCTAGTGCCATCTCAATCTGTAGAGCAGCACCCATGTTCGAGCCTTTCTTCTCCCTCTTTGCTTGAAGCATAGCCTTCGTTGCCTGGCTCTTTGCATCAAACATCTTGCCAATCATGGGGGCAAGAGAACCTAATTCTGTGGCTACCTTACTAGCCTTCTTAACCATCGAAATGGCGCTCTGTAGGCCATTAAGTGCGCTTATCGGATCGATCATTCTTTCTCTCCCACTTCAGGCAAACAACCCTTCGGTTGTAAACATCGCCTGTCCAAGTCCATTTAATACATCGGTATTCTATGGTTGCCGCCAAAAGTAAGGCGATCACGGGAATGCCCAAAAAACAATATAACTACAAAAAATTACAAAACAAAGAAGAAGGACTACGGCAATTGCTATAGTCCAATCTTTCATTGCTCTTCGGTCATTGATTCAACACCACCACGAGCAGCACCAGTTGTAATATCTTGAATCGCATCACGACCCCAATCAATGCCAAACTTTTTACCAACACGGATGGCTTCTTGAATTTTACTTTGGTCAAAAGTACCATTCTTTTGTTGGAGTGCTGAGAATACTTTTACAGCATCAGTTGGGTTTAACAGCAAAGCCTTTAACTTCTCTTCTGTCAAAGCCGATGCCTTATTTGCCCAGAACTTACTCATAAGTGAACTGATAGCGTAGAAATTACCAGAAACAGGATTGGTGAATCTAGAAATAACTTGTTCTGGAGGGATACCAACAACGCTCTCAAAAGGTGTCTTAGGTACTGTTTCAACCTTGAAAGGCACATTTGTTAGGTCTTTATTGAGCCTGTCAGATACTAAAGCAAAGTCTTGAATCTTCTGAGCATAAGTTGGCCCAAACACTCTGTTAAACACAGCGGCTTTTGTCCTGTCATTCAGCATTCCAATTGGATCACCAGAACGAACAATGTCATCCAACATGAAGGAACGAGCCGCATTCACTGCATCCTTATTCGCTCCATACTGCTTCATAAACTTGTTGGTAAAGTTCACATCACCATACATCTTGGAGACTAAATCTTGTGGACTACTGAAACCACCAGAACTCACAATTTGATCTCCAGCAGCCTTCTTAAATGCGGCATCTAAGCGATTTCGTTCAGCAATAAGAGCCGTTACATTATTTGATGCAGTACGGAGTTCATCCTCCAAGCCTGGCACTAAAGAGATACCACCTTGGTTCTTTGTAAGCCACTTGTTGGCCGCTTTAGGGTCTATAACGTCATTCTTGAGTGCGGCACGACTAAAACTATCGTAGAACGCATCCCTTGCCACACGAACACCATCTTCACCAGTAGCCCTGATAAAGTCATCAACATTGGACTTATTACCAATGATTGCAGGAACAATTTGTTCAACAAACTTCTTTCGATCAACAGACCTTAAAGTCTCAGAATTGAATGGCAAACCAACCTTTTGGAAGTAAGAAGCATCAGCATTGCGATAAGCCGAAACAAAGTCAGGGTCTAGGCTATCGATATGACCACCAACACGAGCTTTTAACTCGGAGAGCAATCGAATATCAGCGGGTTCGCTCGTTTTACGCAATTGTTTGTTGATTTCACGCTTTAACGAGTCCAAATCCTCTACTGTAGCGGCAGTAAACTTAATTCCACCCTCGGTCATTGGACGACCTTCTGCGGTAAGAATAGGGCTAGGCTCTACTTCTGTAGGACGGAATTTTGCACGAACACGATTGTAGATAGACGGGAATGTCTTAAAGATGTCAGATGCTTGCTCACCAGCAACAAAGTTATATATGTCATCAACAGAGTTGGCAGGTAATTCAACATTCTTTTGCTTGGCAATATCAAAGGCTTCTGTATAAAGAGGTTTGACAGTCTTATAAGCAGCATCTTCTTTGGCGGCAACAAGCGCAGAAACCCGTTGACCAAAAGTATTGGGATCAAGAGTTGCATCCTTAAAAGTATCTGCAATCTGTTCATCAATAGTGCGAGTTCTACGGGCTTGTGGTTTAGCCAAATTAAGCGGAGAAACATTAACACTTACCTTTGATGGGTCTCCAAACAAACGAATCTGACTAGCATTTAGAGCCTGTTTAGCTTGCTCAAATTGATTGCCATACTGCGCTCTGAATACAGGGTCTTTAGCAGAAAGGCTTTGAATCAATTGATTGACAACAGGATTGTCTGCCAACAGAGAGCTAATTGGCATCTGTACTGGTGTACCGCCAGGAGTCTTCAAAGAAAGACTTTGCTGTGCTTTAGCGGCTTTAGTGATGGTATCCAAAACAGTAGGATCGGCAGCACCTGCGGCAATAAAGATATTGCTGATGCGGTTGTCTACATCTTTTAGCAATTCATCTTCAGGAACAGTTCCACGAACCTTGTCCCATTGAGCTTTAGCAACATCAAAGCCTTTGCCAGCTAAAGGTACTGTTTTAAGGGTAGTTCCCAAGCCATAAGCACCACCTGCACCACCTGCAATACTACCAACCACTCTACCAGTGGTAGCAGAGCCTAATTTCTCGCCAGCATACTCACCTGCCATGCCACCAGCTTCAGCGGCAGAGCCAATTACCTGTTGTTCAGCAGGACGGAATATGCTTTGACCAAACATACCCATACGTCTAGTGGCTGCCAATGCAGGGAATAGATAGCTTTCTGGTGATGTAACAGCCTCTGTTCCTTGAGCAAGAATCTTCTGCATACCAGTTTGTGGTTGCACTCCAGTAGTCCCAAGGGCTTGCATAGTCCCTTGCAAAACAGGTTCACGAGCTGTTCTAAATGTCTCAACAACACCACCAGTTGTCGGTGCTGGGGCAACAGTGCCACCAGAAGCTCTCATGCCCAAAGTTAAAGGGTTAACTCCTGCTCTTTCCAAAGCAGAAAAAAGGACATTTGATAGACCTGAAACAGTGCCAACAGTAGTTGCAATACCTCTTCGTGCGGCTTCAGCAGTCACAGCACTAGTAGAAGGAGTTGTCTTTCCAGATAACTCTTCTAGTTCGGCATCAGTTAAAGGAGTATCAGTTTGATACCTCTTTCCATCAATTTCATAAACTGCCATGATGAATCCTTATTCTTCAATTACAGTAACAACTTTACCGCTTTTAAGAGTTCTTGTAACTGGTTTTTTATCAGTTGTAACGCCTACAGGTTGAACAGCAAACTCAGGGAAAGTAAGTGCCGCATCTACACGAGCGCGATCATAGCCAGGTGTGTTATATGCAATGTTTCTCTGCACATCAATCTCTCTATTGGCTTTATCTGTAGAAACCTTCTTAATTGCAGTCAAAGTGTTCTTAATAAGATTCTGCGTTTCCACTGTTGGAGTACCAGTAAACAATGTTGAAGTACTATCCAAAAGTCTGCCAAACAAAGACGGGTCTCCACCTGCTTGCTCAACATCACGCCTACTGAGTTGACTGTCTCCAAGAGCCTTCGCCAATTGAACTCTAGCCGCATTAAATGAGACAAAGTTGTTTTTTGTAATTGAATCGTTAATGGCTTGCAATGCTTGATCTGCCGCAGTAACAGATTGGATTTGAGGAGCAATGGTCTTCTGCACATCTGCTCTAAATTTTGGTATGTCAGCAAACTCTTTTTGACCAGGCATTACATTGGTCAATTTAGGAGCGCCTTCTTTAGCTTTTTTAACACCACGTTCTTCTAGCAAAGTATCTATTACAGCGGCTTCTGTTTGTGTTAAATCGCTAAAGTTTTTACCAAATCTTGCAAAAGCTGCTCTATCAGCTTCAGGGCCATAACTTGTTTTTGGCTGAGTCTTTTCTTTAGTTGTCAAACGCTCAAGTTGAGTCAAACGAGTCGTTAACAAATTTATTGCACGATCACGCTCTGGTGATGCAGGTTGATTCAACAATTGATCTTGAGCATCTGTCAAAGTCGCAATTTCATTGGCAATCAAAATGTCATTAGGAATTGCTTGTTGACGTTCACGACCTGCTTGAGCTGTTCTTTGTGCAGTCAATGCTCGTTCACTCTCAGCCTTACGATACACATCGGAAAGCATCATTGCACCTTGCGTATCACCAGCACGAGATAACATATCTACACCCTTGGCAATAGACTCAGGATCAGCATAGTTAATCTGACCTGAAATCTGTTGTCTAGCACTAATCAGCGCCAATTGTGGGTCTTGACCACCCAATGCACCACCAATAGCGCCACCAAGCATATTAGCGCCACGACCAATGGCAAAGTTAGCCTGTTGGAAAGGTGTTAATTGTGCATATTGAAGTGCTTGTTGATCAGCTCTAGCCTGTTGGCTTTGCTGATACATATCGGGAGTAATCCCGAATAAGGATTGGACGATTTCTGCCATGATTAGTATTCCCCTTCACCAAATGTACCGCTTCCACCACCAAAAGCACCATAGTTATATGATGGAGAGAAGGCATTTCTAACGCCTCTCATAAGAGCAGGGTTCTGTGAAAAACCAGTCAATGCTGTAGCAAACGGGTTATAGGCATTAGCCGCAAACATTGAATTAGCCGCACCCATACCGCCACCATAAAGAGCATTAGCACCTGCTGTATTGGCATTACGACCACCCAAAGCAGAACCAATCTCCAAAGGCTGTTGTCCAAGATTCTCTAAACCAGTAGCGCCAGACAAATAGGCTTGGTAAGGCGTAAGAGCCGCTGCTTGACCTTGATAACCTTGGCTTAACAAGTTACCGCCAGTGCCAAACAATCCCGCACCAAACGCTACTTGCTGTTGTCCAGCTTGCATTGCTTGAGCCGCTAAACCAGCATCTTGTTGAGCAATAGCGTTGTAGTAGGCTTCCATCTCAGGGTTAGCCGCACCAAGACCTGCCGCACCACTTGGTCTAGCACCAGTAGCTCCTACTGCCAAACCACCACGACCTGTTTGGAATAGTTGATTCTGTAGTTGAGCCATCTGTCTTTCACGACTAGGCGCTAACAGATTCTGTTGACCAGCCATATACTGCTGTGCCGCCTCTTGAGGAGACTGAGCAAGATACTGTTGACCAAGACCAAACAAACCTTCAGCCGCACCCTGTAGTGGAGCAAACCTTGCTCTAGCACCCTCTGCATCAGTCAAACCTGTTTCTGCCAGACCTAAGAATCGGTCTTGCATGGCCTTCATCTCAGGACTTAGCGTATAGCCAGCACCTGTAACACGACCTGTAGTAGGATCAGTCGTAAACTGAGATGAACCAAAACGTGTGGTTACACCAACAGGACGAAATCTAGCTTCTTCAGCGGCTAATCTTGCCGCCTCTCTTTGTGCATCAGCTTGTGTCTGTGCGGCTCGTCTAGCAGAACGACCACCCAATAAACCACCGACTAAAGATGCTCCTGCTGCTATAAATGGCATATCAAACTCCAATCAAAATATTGTCCACTTTTGACGGGTCTTTCTCGTCAGTGGCATGAATACAAAACCAAACACAATCTGTCAAAGCCTTAACACCATGTGTCAAACCAGCCTTAATCTCAACACACGCTGGCGCTTCTATAACTTCTACTTCATCACCCTTCATCACCGCAACCTTACCTTTAGCTAAGATAGACAAATGGCTAAAGTCATGGGTATGCTTCAGAATGGCTGTACCCGCCTCAAATGAGGCTTCCTTGGCATACAAACCATCACTGAAGTGGTGTGAAATCATGCTGTACGCTTCCACATCGCCACAGTAATGTATGGTTGAAGGTTAGCGTTAGTGCCAGGATCACCACTAGTGTTAATTGTTGTTGAAACACTAATTCCAGTAGATGCGTTTGCAGTATTAGTAACGACACTTATGTTAGCGCCAGTGCCACCATAGGCATAAGAGCCAGAGCCTGTTTCTGTAAGGAAATTTCCAGAAGATGCTGCGTGTTGGTGTTGCGGGTCAGTAACTGTTGTTGAAGTTGTGTGTGCGTGAGTTACGACAATAGCGTCTTTGCTACCACCAGTTTCTTCCAAAGTATCAAACAATGCGTCACTTGCATTGAGGCCAACCATGACTCGACCCGCACCAAATGCTGTCCAAGTACCAAAGCCTAGCAAAGTCGCAGGGTTTGTTGAAACACCCGCATTGATGTAAATAGAACCTACAGGGTAAACAGCCGCCAAAGAAGCTGTTACTGCCGCTGTGACAAAAGCAGTAGTCGCTACCTGAGTGGTGTTTGTTCCACTAGATGCTGTAGGCGCTGCTGGTGTACCAGTAAACGTAGGAGATGCTAAATCAGCCTTAGTCGCAATAGCAACAGCAATGTTGACAAACTCAGTGTTGATCTCAGTACCTTTGACGATCTTTAATGGATCACCAGAAGGAAGTGAATCTTTAGTAGCAAAGTTAGTGGATTGTGTATAGTTGCTCACGACATTTTCCCATCTTTAGATTGAATTTCAATTCTCTGCATAGAAAGCGCAGTACCATTGATATTTGATTCATAGCCAGTTTGAACAATTTTACCGCTACCACTTGCCTGTACAACCAGAGTCTGTATAGCAACACCATCAGAGTATTGAGCAATGTTGTACTCACCAATACCATACTCAGACGTTCCTTGAGAAGGAATCAAAGCATTGGCAGACAAGTAATTTGTACTAAAGTCGAATCCCCACTTAATCGTGACAAACTGGTTTGTTCCACCAATCACAACTACTTTTAAACGCTTTAACAATGAAGTGACATTGGCATTTCCAAGGTCAGCATGGTTTGTAAAGTACTGCATCCTGTAAGAAGAAGTATGGTCTTGATAAGTGCTGTACTTACCAATGTAACCATTCTTGCCAATCAGAACATCACCATTTCTGCGAGATAACAAAGCAGTTGGCTCTATAGAGTTCCAAACAGTAACCCTGAAAGAACCATCTTGTAATTGACCTCTTGTGTCAAAGCAATAAACCTCTTTAACAGTAGGCACAGTCAACAAGTAAAAGGCTTCTGTTTCAGAGTAAACAGTCTTGATATTGGAAGCTGTCTCACTACCAACAATAGCCATAAAGTCACTGCGAATATTCTTGGACAAGTCTCCAATCGGAGCAGACTTCTCAATGATCGTTCTAGCAAATGATCTAACACCAGAATTGGATAAGAACAAAACATCCTTACCAGTACTCTGAATAGAATCTCTAGCAATACATCCAATACCGCCAACAGTGTCAGACAAAGTGATGATTGCAGGTGAAGTCGCATTGGCATACACCAGAATCTGACGTTTACCAAAGATGATCAAGAAGTTGTTATGTGCCGCTAATCCTGTGATCTCATCAGAACCATTAGGCCAAACTCTATCAATGTTTAAACTTCCAGCCGTTCCTGTACTCCAAACATGACCTGCTAAAAGATCAGAGAAAAAGACAGTTACATTGTCTGAAGCAGTATCAGCAGCCCACAAACGACCAAATGCAGAGATAACAATGTTCGCAGAAGGAACTGTTCCTACATAACCTGTTTTCTCAGTAACTCTGCGAAATGTTGTAGTGCTAACAGCAGGGTCAAAGATCAGTGGATCATGTCCTGTTTGAAAGAAATAAGTAATCCCATTGAGTGAAGCACATGACCAATTGCTAGCAGTAATGGTAGGAGCAGTACCACCCCCCCCATAGGTCAATTCAACAACAGCATTTGAGCTATCTAACTTAAATAACTTGTTATTCCCTGCGAACAAAACAGTAAGAATGCCATCAGCTTGAACTAACTCATGGATAACACCAACATCGTTAGCGCCAAGGTTTCCAGAAGATGAATTAACCCTTGCATAACCCTTACGAGAACCAATACGACCATATTGATCAATGATGCAATTTGTTGCAACCAAAGCAAAACCAGCCGCCAAATCTAATGGCGAGTCTTGTGTATTCAGACCAAAGAAGCCTGGTGCTGAGATACTTTGCGTTTGGAGTGCTTGGCTCATACTGCTACAAACTCCTGATTTTCAGGATAACGAGTGCCTTCTAAAGCAATCTGGTCAGCCAACATACCTCTGTACAGTTGATAAGCCTCAGAAGAGTTCAATCCACCATCTTCACCACGCTCTACCAATGCTCTAGCATAAGCATTCTGCACAACAAGAACATCAGGAACTAACACTGAAGTGCCATCAGCAGCCAATGGTGCTTGTGGTACTGTCAGAGAAAATGGAATGCTGTAAACACCATCAGGTCTTGGATAGAGAACTACTTGTGTGTCTCCATTACCATCTACACCATCAAAAGCGTAGTACTGTGGAACTCCAGTAATTGAAGGAACAAGATTCTGATATCTGTTCATCTCAACAAAAGAAATATTCTGCAATGCAACATTTGATGTGGTGTTCAGAGCATCCATTACTTGGAACTTCTGACCAGCACCAGTCATTGAGTAAACATGGGCGCTTGATGTTGTGGTCAATGTAACTGTTTGACCAAGGACATTCCAACTAAAAGAATCCTCAATCTGACGCTTGGCATCGTTGACAAACAAGCCAATCAGAGTTGAATATGCAGTCTCATTGTTGGTAGAAACTTGAGTCTCACGCAAGCGAATCAATACATTGTTAATCAGTTGTAGGAATGTCATATTCGTTGCGATCCTTCAATTTCAAAAGTTGCAATGACAGAAATAGTAGAACCATTTTCTGAAAGAGCAGATATGTAATCACCCTCTTCCATCACAATATATTGATTAACATCAATCTCAGCATAAGTTGACTTAGATGTTAGTGTGTACTCTTTAGTAATTAGAATATCTAGGTTTGCACTAAAGTCATGCCAAGTAAAACTAATGTGTTTATTTGATGAACCATTGTTTGATGCGTGAAGGAGAACGCACAAAGCATAATAGCCAGTCGGTACTGTAAACAGCGTAGTAGCCGTATTAGCAGTTAGATTAGTACCGACAGAATATGGTCTCATTTGTTCCTCTTAGAGATAGCTTTGGCTTTTGCTCTAGCGTCTTCCTTGGACGATGCACCCCAAGCTCTAAGAGAAAGAAGAAGTCGGGTAGGCTTTCCATCTTTCATCTCAGCGCCAGGCATATTGCCCATTCGTGCTAAAAAGGATGCCCTACGAGGGTTATCTCCCGACTTTACTGGCGCTTTTAAATTACCACCAGTTTCTGCATTATAAGATGCTCTCCCCTTGGCATTCAAGCCCCCAGAAGCAGATTTGCCTTCTTTTCTTTGCCAAGCAGGGGATTTCATTTCTTTTTAGCAGTCTTAGCTGCCGCCTTAAATGCTGCCTCAGTAGGAGCGCCTTTAGAGCCAACCTTACGCATCTTTTCCTTAGAACCAGCTTTAATGCGTTCTTGTTTGGCATTGATGTTAGCGTAGAGACCTTGTTTCATTTCTTGACCTTTCGAGCCTGAGATAAAGCAATGGCAATAGCCTGTTTAGGCTTCTTAACAACAGGGCCACCTTTGCCAGAGTGAAGCGTTCCCGCCTTGTACTCTCGCATGACCTTAGAGATTTTGGCCTCTGCCTTTTTCATTTGCCACGACCTGATTTCTTCATCATATTGGTGGCAGTACGGCTACCACGAACAGGCATAGACTTAGGCTTACCAACAGCAACCATGATGGTTACAGGCATACCTTTGGCCTTCTTAGGGGCTTTAGAACTAGTCATTTTTGGGGATTTTCCGTACATCATTTTTCCTTGGTTATAGGGCCGCCACCTTTCCACGCATCACAAGTGCGAGCGGAAGCACAAGTGAACTGAAACAAGTCACAATAGCCGAGATCAGCGGCTTTGATGAACTCTTCGTCATAAGACAACTCATCTTCGCCTTCATCTTTCTCTAGTCCACCAATGATGCATTCCATCATCTTAGGAGTCTGGATAAAGGCCGCACAATTACCGCAGAGCATTGATTTAATGCTTTCAGTAGGTGCGTTATACATCTTGGCTTTCTTTAGCCAAAACAGCTCATTGGGTTCTTCTGGGTTAGGTGGGCCATAGCCAAACTTCTTGAACGCATTATTGCGGTTCTTCAGATTTATCTGAATGTCTTGAGTGGCTATAGGACAAATAACACCAGATAGTAAGCTCATCGTATTACCTTAGTCGCAATAAACGAAATAATGCCACCAACAACAGATGCAATAGCCATCCCAACAAACATACCGCCCTTAGACTTGTTAGCCATCTCTAACAGAGTTTTAATGTCTTCACGCATGGCATGAACTTCTGCCTGTAAAGCCTCAACTTGGGCTTCTAGTTTGCCAAACTCTCTTGGATCAATATCAGACATTTGCTACTTTCTTTGGTCTACCTAGCTTCTTGACAGGAGTAGGAGGGGCTAAAACTACGGGTTTTTCATAGGTTTCAGGTGTTTCTTCTATATCAATTCTGACATAACCTGCATGACCCTTCATAGAGTCAATGTCATGCTGATGTACAAAAGTAACAGTCTGACCACTTGTCAAACATCTAAATGTTGCCATAAAAACTCCATGAAAAAGGGGGTTATTAGCCCCCTTTTATTTAGACCATACGAGCCACAACAACACGGAGTGTTGAAGAAGCAAGGTCAGCGCTTGATCCAGACTCATTCTGAATGCGGAACTTAACAGTGTTTGCGGCAGAGACATAACCTGTCACTGTCAAACCTACCAAGTCCACACCCAAAGATGCGCCAATGACCATGTCACCCAAAGCTACGCCAGGGATTGTGATGTCGTCAGTTTCGCCAGCGCCATCGA